ACTGGAAACGTTCGTTACAAGTCCAGAGAAAGATATTCTTTCGGCTGGTCTGACTGGCGTGGCGTTTGGGGTGCAAACCCTAGCTAATACTAAGGGGGGCATTGTTAAAGGTGCCCCCTTTTAACCCAAATGACTGTGAAAGCAGACAGAAACCATAAGGAGTAAGACAAATGGGTACAACAACTTTTTCGGGCCCGATTAAAGCGGGCACTATACCAGTAACTACTGGCACTACAGTTGGATCTGATATGAAAAACGTTGGCCAGGTAGTAATGGGCCAATCAGCTAGTTTTGATTATGGAGATACTTCAGCAACAAGCACAGATATTATCATTCCTGCCAATTCTCAAATTGTAGATATTGATGTAAATGTTCAAGTGGCATTTAACGGATCAGGAACTGATCTTATTGATATAGGCATTGTAGGAAATCCTGATTTATATATTGATGGATTATCCGTAGCGGCTATTGGAAAAATTGCGCCAGCTACTACAGCTTTATGCGCTAATTGGAAAGATATCGGAACATCTGATGTCAGAATACAATTACAGGTAACTGATGGCGGTGGAGATGCAAGTGCAGGCACTGCAACCTTTACAATTAGTTATTTACAAAATAATAACTTAAGCTAAAATAAACTAGGGGGACTTCGGTCCCCCGTTTTAAGGAGTTAACATGTTTCAAACAGACGCAAAAGTAACTGATATAGCTACAGGTGCAACAGGTTCAAGTGCTACTAGTGACGGACAATCTAGTACTGCTCATCCACAAAGGCTTTTAGGTCTTAGTCTTGCTGCAGGAAGTGCTACAGCTACTGCGATTGTATATGATGCCAATTCAGCATCAGGTACAGTAGTGGCAAGATTAACTGCTTTAACAAATACAAGTGCTTCATTTACTGTTCCACATAGTGGCGTAAAAGTAGCTACAAATTTATTTGTTGCAGTAACAGGTACTGGTTCTAACGCTTTAGTTTATTGGAATTAAAATGGCACAGGATATATCTAAATATGATTTAGAGATTACTGAGCTAAAGAGTGAAATAAAAATACTTAGCGAGCGTATATCCATAATCAAGGATAATCATTTAAAACATATTGAAGACAAGATAAATACGATTAATAGGGTTATGTATACAATTGGCGTAATGGTATTAGGCCAACTGTTATGGGTGATTACACGCTCATTAATGTAAGGGGGCACAATGGCTAGTTCAGGTACACGAACATTTGCTCTATCGATTGCGGACGTTATTCAAGAAGCGTACGAACGATTGGGTGTAAGTTCTAAAGGTGGTTATGATTTAATCACGGCTAGGCGTTCGCTTAACTTGTTAATGATTAAGTGGATTAATCAAGGTGTGAATTTATTTACACTGTATGTGGAATCCACAGCGGTTAATACATTTGCAAATAATGTATATCCTACTTTTAATTTAAGTGCAGATAATTATTCGGACATTCTTACGGCATCCTGCCGTGACATTACTGCAACTCCCGATCAAGACATTAGCATGGAAAGAATCAGTTATGCGGATTGGTTAGCCATTCCTAATAAGTATTCTACAGGTACACCTTTGCAATTTGCAGTGGATAGAAATGCACAATTTGATAGTTCGGGTGTGAATAATCATACAGTTTATATTTGGCCTGGCCCTAATGTCAGTAGTAAATTTGAAATATTATATTGGGGAATTAAATATGGTGAGGATATTGGTACGAATTATGGTCAAAATGCGGCTATTCCTAAAAGAATGTTGCCAGCTTTGATAAGCGGGTTGACTGTGGAATTGGCGAATAAGCATCCCAAGTTAGTGGATATTAATAGGCGACAAGAACTTATACAGATGTATGAAAAGGAATGGGAACTGGCAAGAGAAGAAGACAGGGAACGAGCAAGTTTTTATGTACAGCCTAAGGTTCGTGGATATGCGTAATGGCAAAATATGCGAAAGGTAAGCATGCAGTTTTAATCGATGACCGTTCAGGGTTTAAGATTAAATATAAAAATGCTCGTACAGAGTGGACAGGATTTAGAGTTTACAAGGGTGACTGGGAACCTAAGCAACCTCAGTTAGACCCTCAAAATTATATTTCAGGTTCTGAGGCGAATATATTATATAAGCCAAGGCCTGATCAGGATTCAGTTCCGACAACGGTTTTTTTAGGACCATTGTATGGAAAATGGTCTGGGCAATGCGCGGCTAATTTAGGGTTAGCTGTAGCGATAACGCCAGCGGATGCGCCGTCTGGTTTTGTAGCTACATCGACATTAGGTACATTAGTACTTAGTTCGGCAGATGCACCTGATGGGTTTGAAGGAACTACAGGATTAGGCACTCTTGTTCTTAATGTTACGGAAGAAGCGGAAGGTTTTGTAGGAACTACAACATTAGGTGATGTAGTACCAGTTTTAACTGCTGCGGTCTCAATGGGTGCAATGACTAGTGGCTTTAATAGTTCAGTAGTTATAAATCTTGATGAAGAAGCAGAAGGTTTTGTAGGTACGACTACTTTAGGAACACTAACATTTAGTGCTACTGAAGTTGTTTCTGGTAGTGAGTTAGGAGCAATAACTTCTACTTTAGGTAATACTGGATTGTATGTAAATACTACAGAAATACCGCCAGGATTGGCAGGAACTGGACAGTTAGGAACTGTAACAATTTCAATCCCAGGATGGGGAACATCCCTCTGGGGTGATGGAACATGGGGCGAATAATATGGCATTAACGTATGTACAATTAAAACAGGCAATCCAGGATTGGACTGAAAATGATAGTACGGAATTTACTGCAGCTACGGGATCAGGTGTAGCTCCAATTGATGTATGCATTGCAAATGCGGAATTACGCATTACTAAGGAATTAGACCTTACAGCTTTTAGAAAAACTACTACCATAGCTAGCGGTACGGCTACTACAGGAGTGGCATTGCCTGAAGATTTAGTAGTATTGAGATTTCTTCGCATTCAAAATGGAGCTCATCTTTATGAAAAAGATGAGACTTTCATTCGGGAATATACAAATGACCCATCTACTACAGGAACTATAAGTTATTACGCTTTATAGCGTCCAGGAACAACTTATACATCATCTAATAGGTATACAAATATTATCTTTGCACCGACTCCGGGGGTTGACACTACGTGCGAAATAGGGTATACTTATAGAGTAACAGGTTTATCTGCAAGTAATGCTAATACGTATCTTGGAGATAGATGTCAGGAAACTTTATTATATGCTTGCCTCATAGAAGCGGCGACATTTATGAAGGATTCTGCACAATTGCAAAACTACCAGCAATTGTATGAGCGTTCAGCTCAGACACTTGGGGTAGAGGAACAAGTAAGAATGAGGAACACTGAATTATATAAAGGTGAACTTCGAACATTAGGAAGATTAGAAGGAGATAGATAATGGCAGGTATAACATCAGCATTATGTACAAGTTTTAAAGTAGAACTTCTGGAAGGCGATCAAGATTTCACCAATGGAGCTGATGCGTATAAAGTAGCGTTGTTTAAAGCTAATGCAAGTATCACAGGTACTTACGATGCTACAACAACTAACTATTCTGATATGACAGGTAATTCGGATGAATTGGCCGCAACAGGTAATTATAGTACAGGAGGATTTGCATTAACTAATGTCAATCCTACTTCCACAGGTACGACAGCTTTTACAGATTTTAGCGTTAACGCGTCATGGTCATCTGCAACATTTACCACACGTGGTTGTATAATATACAATACAAGTGATAGTAACTCTGCAGTATGTGTAATTAATTTTGGTGCAGACTACGCTGTATCAGGTGGTACGTTTGAAATACAATGGCCAGCGGCAGATTCAAGTAACGCTATTATAAGAATAGCATAAAGGAGTAACACATGGCTTCAACATGGTCTAACGCGGAATTGCGGTTGATGACCACAGGTGAAAATGATAACACCTGGGGCGATCAAACCAACGATAATTTAAAGCGTCTTGATGACATGGTTAACGCCTATATTGGCGTAACATTATCTGGTGCAACCAAGACTTTAACTTTTACAAATGATCCAACTACTTACGCTCAAGAAGATGGACGTTGCAAGATTTTAAATTTTACTGGAACTCCGGGAGCCACATGCACAGTCACATTCCCAAACAAGTTGATGTGGTATGTTATTTTAAACAATACTGGAGACAGCAATGATATTGTGTGCACGGCAGGAACAGGTGCGGCAACGTATACAGTTTCAGCGGGAAGAGATGCAATCATTTATGTAGATGGTTCAGATGAAATTTATAATGCATTAAATGATTTACAAGTTAACACAGTTAATGGGGTTGACCCATCAGCAAGTGCGACA